AGAAGGTATTGAAGCACTTGGCATACCTTGTAGTAAGTTTTGTCCTAACTGCAATCTAGTGAATGGTTCTTGAGCTGTTTGTAATAAGTTTTGACGTTGTGCATCTAGCTCTGCTTGTGACTGTCCTTGCCTTAATGCACCTAACTGTGATAGTTGTGATATATCTGCTTGACCTAATGCCTGCTGTAATCGTCCTATATCACCCGTAGTGCCTGCTAAAGTACCAAAGGCTTGTCCAAGACCACCAGATAATCTTCCTGCATTCTGTGCCGCTTGCAGAGCTGTTCCAAAGCCACTTGCTAACAACTTAGACAACGTATCTGCCTTGACTTGTTGCAGACCTCTGTCTGCTTCTGCTCTCTGTACACCTTGTCTTGACCCACCAAAAGCACCAGCTCCGACTGCTGCTGCATCTGCTCTTGATCTTTGCAACGCTGCCTGTCTGTCAAGTTCTCTCATAGAAGCATCTATGACTTGTTGTTGAAATGGGTTTTGAAACTGTTGTATAGCTTCAGGTTGTAAAAATTGTAATCCAGATGTTAATGCTTGTTGACCAGCCAGTGATTGATCTCTTGCTCCTTCAACAAATGGTTTAAAAGATCCTACTAAATTTTCTCCAAGAGTGATCGCACGTTCTCTTAGAGGGTCTATACCTGCAATTTGAAACTGAGGTAAATCAAGGGGAGAATCTAAAAGACCTGGCGTGGTTTGATCTTCACCATCAAACTCACCAAATCCAGTTTGCAATAGTCTTTTTTGCAGACCCTCTAAGAATGGGGGTAATCTTTGTATATTTTCTACAGTTTGAACAGCCATTATGCCCTCGCTTCCAATTGATCCATCATGTTATAGGCTCTTTGTATTCCCTTTCGTGAATTGCCATCACCTAATCCTTTTACAGCATCTTTTGTTAAGACGAACTCTCCAGCCATGAGCATTGCAGGGACATCATCTTTTGTACCTGAACCTTCTGAAGGATCTATACCACCTGTTCGTCTTGGAAATCCCATCTCTCCACCTTCTTTTGCAAAAGTAATTCCACCAAGTTTACCACCAGGTCCACCTGTGCCAAAAGGTCTTCTTTCAAAGGATGTCCTTGTATCTTCATCTTCATCACCACCAGATAGCAGTTGAGCTAATAAACCTGCTGTTAAGCCTTCACCTAATGGTGTGTTTAACAAACGAGAAAACAAATTATCACCACCTACACCAGCAGATTTGAGTAATTCTGCACTAAATGTTCTTGGTTTAAATGACTCTGCTATTTTTTTTGTTGCTTGTTCTGTTGGAATTGTTGACTTTGCTGCTCCAACAGTTTGATCACTTCTTGTCATCGCAAAAGGTAATTTTTCTCCACTAGCTTGACTTCCACGAACAATTGTTCCTTCTCCACCAGTGGGAACAACTTGCTCTGCTCCACTAAATTTATCAAAAGCAGCACCACCAACTCCTGCAATCAAGGCATTTCTAAGTGCATCTTTAGTTTTGCCACCTGTCAATTTAGAAGTTAAAGCTCCTGTAACAGCTCTACTTATAAATGGACTAGCACCAAATGTCTGCCCAATGCCAGGTCCTAGAGTCGCTCCTATTAATACTGGTGCAATATTTTTTAATAACTTACCTAAACTCATATTGTTACCTTATCTTATTTAAACAAATTCGTCTATATACCTTTTAAATTCTTGACAATGCACTTGTTGTTACTCTTGTTTTAGATAACTCTTGAATACTAGCCACAACGTGCAACCTATTTGCTGTTGCTGCTTGTACTTTTAATATCTCACCACTTTGTAATATTAGATCTCGTGTAAGCAATTCAACTGTTGTATTTGCTCCCACTGCTTTAACTTTAAATAATACAAATGTATCACTGCCACTTACGAGTGTGACTGTTATTGTGTCAGCATTTCCACTATCTTCAGCAACTAAAATGGAACTTACAACTGCTGCGTTAAAGTCGGCATCACTAGGAACTGTAAACAAAGTTGTTAGATTTGTTGTAGTTAAATCTACCTTTGCATTTGTAATACCTTGAATATATTGAGGAATACTGGTTATTAGCATTAGCGTCTACCATCCTCTCTAACATCAACTCTTGGTGTTCCTAACTTATATTTTGTTCCTAGTGATGTGGAATCAATTCTTAAAGCAAAAGACCTGCCTCGTAAACGATAATCTAACTTTTGTGTAAATTGCTCTACTGGACTAGTTGCAGATCTTTGTGTTGTGTTCTGTGTAGTTTGATTAAAGTTAGCACCAGGATTATTTCTTGATTTCATTGTAAATGACACATCAGGATTAACACTTGTAGATCCGTTAAATGTAATATCAGGTATAACTTGCTTTAACGATACAAACTTATCGCCATCTCCTATGTCAATTGATGCAGATTCAATAAAAGATGTCATAGCAGAACCATCATCGTCAAATCCTACCTCATGGTTATAAAGATATTGGTTGCCAGTGGCTTGTGGTAAGTTTCTTATACCTCTATCTAACCATGCTTGTCTTGCTAAAGTGCCATAATACCAAACTTTTTCAATATAATTATATGCAACATATTTATCTATTTCTGTTCCAGCAGATGATGGATAGAACCATAATATTTCACCAAATTCAGAATTTAATCCAACGTGAACTTTATCACGCTCTGCAAAATTAAAATCTAAAAATATTTTATCTTTTACAGTGCATGGTAATTGTATAGTTTGACCACCAGAATAAACGTAAAAAGTATCTACACCCATCCAAAACACTGCATCCTCAACAGCTATTGCAGAAAAAGGACTCATAATAGTTATATTTTTTGATAATTCTTGCAGACCAAAAGTAAATGGTGGACCTATAAACTTCATTGCGTGTAGTGTTTTGTTAGTGAAGACTAATATCTGTTGTTTGGTTTCAACAGCTTGTACGAAGGTAGATCCACCACCTAATCTCAAATCACCTGCTGTGTTTGTAGCAGTAGGAAAAAAATCGACTGGATTTTCTTGAGATGCAAAACGTATTAACAGTGGATCTTGCACACCATTACCTTGTGTAGCAGATGAGTTTGCACCTAATCCATCGCAACCAAACACAATAACGTGTCGATCTTGATCTGATACTAACACTTGTTTAGCTATTGTAGGCACACTAGTTTCTCCAGAATAAGTGCTTGTTGCACTTAGTTCTACAGCTCTGTTGCCTAAACCATTTGTTTTGTCCCAGTAAAATAACCCACCATCTCTTGGATTTATAATTATATCTTCACCAAAATTATCGTGAGACCAAAATCTAATTTGTGCGCCAGGTGTTGTAACACTCGCTGCATCACCCCAACCGACAAAATCATCATCAGAATTTGCATTGCCAACTGCTAATCTAACAAGTGTATTATCTGCGTGTGTAGCTGCAGTTGTGCCACTGTGTCCACGAGTTACAGTCATTGTATTATCATCAGTGGTCGCTGATACAAGCATAAGTTCTTCTTCTACAAGAATAACGTCATTTGCAGTGTTCATACCAGTTTCATCATCAACATCAACATCTGTTTCACTTGCATCTAAGGCTTCATTAAGTTGTGTTGCCAAAGCACCAGATGTTGTGCCACTCCATTGTCCTGCACCCCATCCAGTACCACCGACTGTATTATCTAATCCAACATTTAATTGATATGTGCCTACAACACTACTTCCACCATTACCAGTATCAGATGAATTAGCTGCTACACTTGATGTAATTGTATAAGCATTAGAACTGATTAATGATGTTATTTGAAATTCTGCATTAAGTATTGTAGCTGTAATTACACCACCTAAACTTGATGCACCAGAGAATGTTACAAAGTCTTTTTCATTAGCACCATGTGCTGTATGTGTCACAGTTATTGTTGTAGATCCGTTTGTTGCAGAAAAAGTTACGTCACCCGCACCTGTTGTCACTCTTATTGGTGTTATGTCATTAAATGTCTGACCTTCTTCAATATAATATTTTAAATGTGTGCCAATACCCATAAAATCAGAGCCATCAAGAGCTACCCAATTATGCAATCTTCTAGCACTACCTAAATATGTACTCTGACTATATTTTTCCCAACCACCAAACTTTTCTGGAAAACCAAATCTAAATCTTACTTTATCACCATCCACAAAACCACCTTCTGCACTATAAGATGTAACATCAGATACTATGCCAGGTTTAAATTTTAAGGCTTTCATAGGCATTATGCTGTACCTCCAGTTAATGATCCACTACCACTTGATGTGACATTACTAACACCTTGTATTGATTTACCAGATGCTCCACCAGCACTACCACTTGATCCGTTTGTTGGTGCAGAAGATGGAAAACTTATTGATGTGCCACTACCATTAGAACCAGTTGATCCAGTTGATCCAGCAGCACCAAATGCTCCTCCAGTGCCTCCTGTCCCACCAGAACCTGCATTATTAGATCCAGAGCTACCACCAGAACCTGCTGTAGCAGATTGATTATATCCTTGACCAACACCTCCAGCACCTCCAGATGCACCTGTAGAAATTGCAGTGCAAGTACCAGAAACTGACATACTTAAAGTATTATAATAATAATCCTTACCATTTGAAGTAGTTCCATAAGCAGTGAAATATGTTGTAGTTGATGCAGTAATATTAGCAGAACCACTATTTGAAAAAGAACTTCCAGCACTTGATGTGCTTGTACTTACTGATATGGTTGGTGTTCCGTAGCCACTACCATAAGTGCTTGAGATACTAGCAGTGACAGTATAAATACCAGTTTGATTTGTTTGTGCAGAAATATATATAGGTCCTCTATTTGCACAAGCTCCAGTGAAACCAGCACCTGCACTACCAGAATGATTTATGTCAAATTGTGCTGGATTAATACCACGACTAAACTGTGCGTTAATACCACCCCATAGTCTATTGGCAACAACTCCTTGTCCATCAAGATCTCCAGCAGATGTATAAATTGAGTCCATCCAAGTTGGTTGATTATTTTGAGGTGTAGAAGTGCCTCCACCACCTTGATCAACTAAACTAGAAAAGGTAGCATTTGCTGTAAAAACACCATTACCTCCAGTGCCTCCAGCACCACCACCTCCACCACCAGCTTTGATTGTACCATTATTAACTAAAGTAACTGCAACACTACCATCAACTTGTAGAGCATTACCACCTGCCGCTCCTGCCGCACCACCAGCACCTTCTATGCTACCATTGTTAGTTATGGTTATTGTGCCTGCACCTGTACTATCTATTTTTAATGCTGGAGCAGAGGTGCTAGTAGCACCTACAGTCTGTGATGAATTTATAACTATTTCTTTTGGGTAATTTACTGCAAAGTCATCACCAAAAACACCAACACCACTTTGATCTGTGGCAGTAGATGAATATGTTTTTCTAAATGCTCTTTTCTGTCCATAAAAATCATTAAGAGATAATGGACTACTATTTGCACTTGTTGGCACATCTGCTGACAAATTGGTTGATGTATTGTTAGAAGCATTTGCTCTAACCAAAGAACCACCTCTATAATAATCATCTATATCAATGGGTGCAGACGAGCCGTTATTATACTCATC